GTAAGGGTTTATTTTGGTTTCGGTAACCAATCCACGCCAATGTTGGTCATAGATCCACCACTTACCAAGCCCAAAGCCCATTTCAAGGAGAGTATGTTGATTCTTTTTATCAAGTACTGTGCAATTTTTAATTGTTCGGCCCATATAAATAGATGCTTTTTCATTATTTGTCAGCTCATAAGAAGGAGCAATTCTTTTCTTTAACCAAGTGTGATGAGTCGACGTAATGTCAACCAGGCCGGTTTTAATTGTCGGTGGTGTTTTACAGAACAGCTCTACCTCAGCAGACCGTCGCCTTTTAAGTCCCTCAAGGACACCATTTTTACCCTTATCCCAACGCGGCAATTCTTCTTCTGCAACAGTATTGGGATCATCTCCAGTATTTAACCGTTTTACAAGAGTTGAGTTTTTAAGCGCTGAAGTTCCAATGTTAAATGCAAAAGAAACAAGCGCATCAAATTGATATTGATTAAGTTCAACTTTGACGTATTCTTTTACGGCCCTTTCGAACTTTGTTAAATCTTTTTTTAAAAGTTTATTGGCTTCCGATTCCGTGATAATTTGTCCTGGGCTTACATTGCCTGTGTGTCCATAACCAATTGTCAATACGCCCACAGGACAAGTATATGCTTCCAGCCGAAGACCTTCAAAAGATTTGATTAAATCCAGACCCGCTTTCGAGGTTTCCAATTTTTTATTGCTGCTGCGTTAATTTTAACGCAGCAGATTTACTCTGCTTTGCGGCTCAAACTAATTAAAGTTGTTAGCACTCCCATCATGACTGTAATTGTCCGAGCATCAGTGTCGTTACAGCCCATTGGTGCAGGGTCAATCGCTTTACCTTGAGGTGTTCCCACCCATTTGGCGTACCAAGGGAAGACGGTTGGTAGGACGTAGAAGCGGCAGGCGCCCCATTGCAGGATCGACAGCAGCACAATCGCCGCTGAGGTTCCGACAACAGAGCGCCAGAGCCATGTAGGCATTAGTTACTGCCGGGGACCGGTGGCCAGTTCACATTCCAAGGGAAGCCAGGTTGCTGGGGCACCATGCGGAGGGTTTCGCGGTACAGAGCCCAGGCACCTTTGCCATCAGGGTCCAGTGGGCTGTCAGCTAGTTGCGTCCAGTCGCAATCGGCAAGACGCTTGTTGCGTTCTGCGCGAACTTCGCTGGCCTTGCTGGACGTGCGCTGCTGGATCTCCTCAGGCGTTGCGGGGGTGCTGATCCACACCTCAACCCACTTGCCGCTTTTCTTTTCGGCAGTGCGGCTCAGGTCAACCGTGTGGTCATATGCCGGTTGGTCTGCAGGGGTGACAGGCACCACGCCAAATGAGGCAGCCACTTCATCAGAGATGTCGGGCGGAAAGCTGGTGCCGGGATTGTCAAGGCGCAGATCAGTGAGCGTGTAGGGGTAACACTCTAGGGTGCCGTATGGGTCAAGTTTGGCGTAGAACATCAGGATGCCTCGGATTCGTTGAGCTGATCCAAGATCACATCACGAATGATAATGGCCTTGGTTTGCTCCAGTTTGGATGATGCAAGCAAGCCTTCAAGGTGTTCACGGAACGCCAATAGATCTTCTTGCCCTTGGTATTCGGCGTCAATTTTGGCAATGGCGCGAGAATAGTTATCAATGTTAATCTGATACTCAAAGATCTCGTTGTGACGACCTTCGAGGGCAGATTCAAGGATGTCGCGTTTGTTCATAAGTTAGTTGGTGAAGTCGAGAACGTCGCCGGATCCTCCACTGGGGAAGGAAGATGGGTTGCTATAAGCAGCTCCAAAACCCGTGGAATTAGACCATGCCCATGCTTGAACACCTGGGTTTGTTGTGCCGCCATTATAAATACCGCATATCGCAATGGCAGTATCGTCTTTTGAAAATTGTACTGAATACTCTTGAAATACCGCAGCGGTTGATGGGTCTGAATACTTCGTGCCAAACCCCGAACCAGAAGACCAGGCGTACACCTCCACGTAAGGAGGGTTGTCTGTCATGACAGCAACAGCAGTATTGGCATTATTCATGGCAAGCCTGTAGCAACTACCTGTTGGTATCGTTGATGGATTGCTATACTTTGTTCCAAATCCTCCTGACCAAGCATATGCGTGAATCTTTGGACTGGCATAAGCGGTCATTAACAAAGCATCACTTGTAGAGGTAAATACGCAATCGGTCATTCCAAGATTTCCTAGGCCGGCTGGTAAAGTACCTGGATCGGCAACCTTTGTGCCAAAGCCAGATGCAGACCAAGGGTAAACAGAAATAAACGGAGAGATGTTATGACCAACAGCTACATAAGAAGAGTCACCGCTAAAAGCACACCCGTTACCCGCACCTGCTGGAAGTGTGGATGGATTGCTTGATTTTGTACCAAGTCCTGTGCTATTTGACCACTGATAGCCATGAATATATGGACTTCCGCCATCTGCAACTGCAATCGCACTGCTATTGGGAGCAATGTCTAAATCTGAAACCGCCGTAAGTATGCTGCCGGGACTTGAATAGCTTCCAAATCCAGACGAGTTTGACCAGTTATAGAATCTTACGGTATTACCAGAGATAAATATAACTTTAGAGTTTTCTTTGTTAACCTTTAAGTAACTAACTCTTGCAGTCGGCAACGTGCCTGGGTCGGAGTATTTAGAACCAAATCCTGTTGTGCTATCCCAGGCATAAGCAACAATATATGGAGAGGAACTTGCACCTATAATAATCGCTTCGTTTGCTGCAGCGGCAGCAGCGGCGCTTCCTAGTAGTGCTTTGCTAAGCATCAGGCGTTCCCCACTCGTGCGCCGTACACCTGCGTACTAACCTTCCACAACACGATCACTGTATAACCAGTGGTATTCAATGTTGGTGCAACGCCAGCATCCGTTTTCCATACAACGCCAGAGCCGCCGAAGGTTGAATCGGTCCAGGTTAGCGTGTAAGCCGTGCCATCGTCAACCATCAGCGTCACGGACTCACCAGCGGCAAAGTTAGTGGCCTTAGGAGTTCTCGATGCACCAAGGGTAATGAGCTGAACGCTGCCGTTGCCGGGGTCAATCTCAAACGCCGCACCATCGCTGATCGTGTACACGTCCTCAAGGATCGTGCCGATAATTGCTGGGTCAGTAAGCGTTTTGTTGGTAAGGGTTTGTATGCCCGTAAGCGTCACATCCCCAGAACCGGCAGTGGTCCAACTCAGAGTTCCAGTTCCATTGGTGCTTAAAACTTGACCACTCGTACCATCAGCGCTGGGTAAAGTCCAAGTTACATTACTGGAAACAGTCGAGGGAGATTGGAAGGCCACCCAATTCGACGAATCGCTATCTGCAAATCGAAGGTCACCTTGTGCATTTAACGTAACGTTCCCACCGGCAACTGTTACGTCTCCACTCGCATCAACGGATACACGCTGTGTACCACCCGTGGAGATACCAATCTGATCGGCACCCGGAGAGAATATACCGGTATTTAAATCACCAGTGAATGCAATACCTGGAGAGCCTGCTGTGCCAGCAGTGTATTCAAACGGTAAGGCAGCAGCTATACCTGTAGTACTAACGGTGAACCGTGCAGTGCCACCCGCTGAGATGGCAACTACATCCGCACCAGGGGAGAACAAACCAGTATTTAAATCACCAGTAAATGTGACACCAGGCGCACCTGCAGTGCCTAGCGGAAAATCAATTGGCAATGCGGCACTAATTGCCGTGGTGTTCGCGGTGAGTCGTGCCGTACCTCCCGTAGTAATTGCAACTTGATCAGCTCCAGGAGAATATAATCCGGTATTAGTATCTGTAGTAAAACTAAATGTGGGGGCAGTCGCACTTCCCAGGGATACCGCTTCAATTTGGCCAGTAGAATCAATTAACAGTCTCTGAGTGCTGTTTGTAGCAAAAGCAATATTATTGCCAGACGCCAAATACAACCCATTACTTGGGATTGAGCTACTAGACGGAATAAAACTAGGTGCCGTAAATGAAGAACTACCAAGCGTGGCTGTATTTACACCATTTGATGTAAACCCAATTGCACCGGAAGAGCTACGGAAAAAACCAGTATCAGTATCTTGCTCAAAAGTAATGCTGGGGGCAGATGATGTTCCATCTGGAAACAAAGAGCCTGCATTTACATAATCAGCGGTCGCAAGAATAACACCGAAAAAAGTCTGGCCTCCAGTCGGCGCCGAACTGAAAATTATATTCCCAGCACTAATCCTGAAACCAGATGCTCCTGTATCATCTGGTTTTTGAATAACCCCATTAACCGAGATTAAACATTGATTGGTTTGAGTTGGAAAAGGAACAGGCGCAACGCCATTTACCTTCAGCGCAAAAGACGTCGTCGATCCGTTAAAACTTCCGCTAATATCATCAATATTTTGATAAGTTTGCGCCGAAAGTACAGGACTGTTTCCTAAATACGCCATTTTCTTACCCGTTTGTTACTATTGTATTAGGTCCTGATACAGCTGGTTTTTTTGGCCATTTGATGCTTTTTAAACCAGTCTTAGAATACGTTTGCGGCAAGTCGCGTAGATTTTGGCGATACTCCGCCCATGCAGCCTGATCAAGAGTCGCACCCGGAGTCATAATCCAGTCTGTGCTCTTCAAAATATAATCTCGCTTACGCCTTACAACATCCCAAGAAATATCGGCCTCCTTGAGAATTTCCCCTTCGTACGCAATTGCCTGAAGGGCATCAAGTTGTAGTTGAATGTTCTTGTTTTGTTCGTCTACAAGAATTTGCAGCTCCTCGATTTTGCTGTATAAAACAGAAATGTCACCGACGCTAGTTAATCCCATAACTATTACGTCTGCTCAAGATAACTAACCGAAATATCAAGAGAGGTGGCTACGTCAGCCCTTGCCCGCAATACATCACTAGATTCCATGATTACTTTGCTACCGCTGATCAGCTCCAAGGATGAACCCGCCGGTACCGGGGCATTTCGAATTAGATAAACGTCATCCCCAGTATTGGTTACAAGATATACGTCAACGTTTACACTGGTACCACTTTTATTGGAAACCAATACACTAAGAAGAATAATGGTTGCAGACGCACCGGCGGACATTACATTGCAAGTTGTGTTGCTGATTGCGTCAGTAACCAAGCTTGATTTAGTGTCAATCTTAAATGTGTTTGCCATATCAACCTAAAGCAATGATAAGCGCCAATTGGGAAGTGGAGTCAAAACTACCTGAAACGCTGAGGTTGCCGGTGATTGACACGTTTCCAGGAATGGTAACTGCACCAGATGAATCTATTGTAAGTCTAGCAACACCACCTGTTACCAGGGCAATCTGATCAGTGCCTGGACTAATGATTCCAGTGTTGGGATCACTGGCAAATTTTAAAGCGCAACTGCTGAGAGAGCCCAGAGAAAAAGCAGCATTAGTGCCATCTTCCCGGAGGAGAGGGTAACCCCCAGCTTGAGTAGCGTCGTGGACAACACAAGTGTGCTTAACGGTATCAACAGTAACTTCACCAATAGCACCCGTGAATGTTGCCGTTTCGGCTGTTGTGCCACGCCGGAATTGTACTTGAGTTGCCATAATCTTATCCTAATGCAATTGCAATTGCCGTGGCAAAATCTTGAGTTGAG